GCTGTGATTGTGTAATTACCTTTCGCACCAGTTTTACGGATTTGAGTACGACCTTTACTATAAGGTCCTTTCAAATATTTACGTTCACGTCTTGCACAATATGTTGCCATTTTACTGGAAGCTCTATGAATAGCTTTAGGACCGTACTTAACAAATTTATCTATTGTTGTTTTTGTAAGGTGTACACCAGTTAAAGTCATTTTAACAAATTGTGCCATTATGAACCATCGTAACGTGCTGAAAAGTTTAATGTATAAACATGTATTTTTTTATTACCATCATTATAAACATCATAATCATCATCATCAAATTCTAAGTTTTTAATTTGAAGTCCTGATAATGTGGTTTTCCCAGTAATGAATTTGTTTTGGATTTCATCAGCGGTTTTTTTAGCATTAGATATTGATTTTTCATAAATTGAAATTGATAATATGAATTCAGCTTTTCTTATTAAAGAATTACCCATTCTATTATCTTTAGAAACAGTTGTTATTGGAGCATCAATAATTATCATAGGATAACCTTTAGATGCTATTAATTGGTCATTATAAGAACTATGTATTTTTGCAGAATCAGTTATTTTATAAGTTCCTATTTTTAAGAAATTATAAATAGTATCCCAAATATTTGTACGTAAAGTTGATAATTGTATCGCCATATATAGCATCTCGGTGATATATCTCACAAAGGTATAAAGATATTATAAGTGATTAATTTTAAAAATGTTTCGTTCTAGTTCATGGTTTTTGTTCCCAAGACACAACTTCAATCTCATTAAATAAAACTGTGTCTCCAGGTTTGAATTCGTTGATTCTTACGATTTCATAATAATCAGCATCCATATAAACAACATCGCCTTGTGCTATGATAGCATTATCACGAAGATATAAAACTCGCTTATTAAGATTTTCAATACCTTGCTTTTCTTCACTAGCATCAACTTTAATAGTTTCAATTAATAAACCAACACTTGTTGTTCCAGTACCTAAAGCAGTAGTTCCTGTAACGGAAGAAGTTCCTAAAGTATATTCTCCTTCATCATCCCATGTTAAATCCATAGCTGTTGTTGGATATACTCTAATACTCTTACCAGTATTATTAATCTGTCTTCGTGAAATCTTTTGTAAGGATGTATAATTAAATGTCATTTTAATCTACGAAAGTCATCTTAAATAGTGCTTTTTGCCCGTCCATACTAAATCCATTACGTTTTGCAGAAGATTGAAATTGTCTATCAAACTCATCACGCATTTTCACAAGTTCTCTTTTACCAACACTTATAGGTCCAATTTTCTGGTCAGGAGATTCTAAACTTCCTAAGAATTGTTGGATACAATAACTATCTACTAAAGGTCTTGTTAAACCGTCATAAGCTGCATAATTACTCGTAATATCATTTACGTCTGTTTGCGCCCTTGCGATAATAAGAGTCACAGCAGTAGTTCCATTATTCATTGAATCATAAACTTCACCAATATCTGCTTGTACTTGTGCTAATGTTACTGCCATGTTAATACCTCTATTTAGTTAAATCACTAGGTTTAATTAAACCTTTAGCTATTTTATATTCTTTCCATTTAATACTTATAACTTTCATATCTTTCTCGCCTAATTCATGATTACAATATGATACGAAATCTTGATATGTCATAAGTTCTTTGTTTTTCAAAGCTTCACGTTTTGCTTCAAGTGCTTCCTTGAATTCTGCTTCTTGTGATGCGAATCTACTATCATCAATACCTTCAAATACAACAACACCAATAATACGTCTTAACATATTTGCTTCTTGGGTATTTACAGGAACTGCATACAATCCTCGTATTTGTCCTACGGTAGGATGGTTTACAGTTGTACCTTTCTTGGTATTTAATGCGTACATTAAATGATCGTCAGGATGTCTAGAATCTCTTAGTTGTTGCCTATTCATTCTTTAACACCTTGTAATGCTATTGTGAAAGCATTAAGTTTTTGTTTTATAACTTTTATTTCTTCAGATAACTTTTTGTTTTGTTCTTCTAAAACAAATATAGTTTCATTTTTTGAAGTTAATCTTTCTTCATACTTAGTTTGTTTTTCTACTAACGTATCATTAAGTATATCATAAATACGTTTTGCACTTTCAATTTCTGTCTCCATCATTCTAATCAATCCTCTTAATTATTTTTTAAAAAATAAAGCTACAATTCCTGCTGTTAAAATACTGCTTGTAGCACCAACAATTTTCCAAAACTTCTTTACATCATTTTGGTTTTCAATAATACAACTTTCATTCTTTGCTATTAAACCATCTTGACATGAATTATGAGTTTTTAATTCATCAACATATTTTTCTAATTTATCATAAATACGTTTATTTTCAACAACTCTTTTCTCATCAATATTATCAATTTTAGTAAGAGTCATGCTAAGCATTTCCTTTATTGTATATCCATTAGTATCTTTCATAATGCTTCACTTAACCATTTACTGTTGGAGGAATGTATAAATATCTAATACCCATCCTTACGCTTGAAACACTATCAGTATAATCATCACTATATTCTGCTTTTATCATTCCACCTTTTTCTACAAATGGCGGCATGTCTTTTAGATTATCTAATTTAACGGGTGTAAATCCTGTGGTAGATGCTACTAAAGTATTGAATCTTTTATAATCAGTAGTTTTAGTATATAATGTTATTACAGAATTAGTTCCAGGTGTTGCATTAATGCTGCCGCTGAAATTTATTAAATAAACATCTTGTACAGAAAATATTGCAAAGTTTAAATTATTATATAAGCCAACTTTAGTTATTGCGGTAGCTTCGTCTGCTGCTTCAAATGCGAACCCATTATTATAACACGTAACTCCAGCACCACAATCATCCCTACCATAAAGACTGAATTCAGTATCTACATAATTAATCGTAATAGCATAATAATTTCCTACCGTAAGTAAAACATTTCCTGTAACATCTATCGCAGCACCTGCTACAAAATCTTTAATAGCATAAACTCTAATCCCACCTAATAATTCAACGTCTAAATCTGAAACTTGTGATCCAGTAATACCTAAATCTCCAAGTGTTGTATATTGAGTTCCATCATCTATTGAATTTGAAGTTGTTGGAAGTGTTGTACCCATATCCCATAATTTAACATTAATAGAACCAGGAGGTGCTATCGCAACCATATGGTCAATATAAATTGCTTTCCCGCCTTCTTTATTTTCAACTCTAAAACCAACTTTAGTTATTGCTGTTAAATCTGTAACTTGTCCAGCAATATCTTCAGTCATTGCATCTATATTTATCGGTAAATTATACCATACTTCTTTAGCTATTGCTAATAAAGGTAAACTTACAGTATTAGTTCCATCGCCTATAAAAAATCTTAATTTACATTTATTATATTCTTTCTCTTGATAAACATGAATGTGTCCAGTAAATCCTGTATAATTAGTTGAGGTTACAGTATTAACCCATTCGTCACCTAAAGAGTCCATTGGTAATTTCATTGACTTAGTACTTTCTGTGACTATAGTAGTTTCAAGTTCTGCTGCGTTAGTTGTTTCTACCCATTCCACTTGTAATGCTGCACTATCAGCATAACTTTCAAAATTATCAAACACAGTAGATTCTGCACTCTCACCAGCAATATGTATTCCGTTAATATTGTTTTGACTTGCTTTAAATATTTGTCCAACGATATTTGTAGACGTTACTGTTGCTTGTAATGTTTTAGAACTTTCAACGTGCTCGTTCAGAATTCTTGGACGTAATCGTAATTTGTTTAAATTACCTTTATTAATTAAAAAATTATCACTATTTGCACTTTGTTTAGAAAAAGTAATAGGAACCTTTTGATAAGGATGGGTGTGTAGATAAGATTGTTTATCAACTTTTGTATGGGTTATTCTAGTAAGACTAGATTGGTCTTCACCATCATTCTTATCATACGAACCTATTAATGTTGCCATCTTAAATCATTTATGTTGCTGAAATTACCATTACAACAACTAAACCGTTAGCATAAGAACACATTACGTAATCGTCTGCTACAACGTGAGTACCTGCTGTAACTAATGCTGCTATATCTGCTGGTCTTGCTGGACCGTAAACTGAAACATCGCCATCTGCCATTTATTATCACCTATAATTATAATTCTTTCACAGAACCTTCTTTAGCTCTTTGAAATCTGATTCTCTCTTTGTATCGTTCAATGCTTTCTACCATGTGAGGTTTTCCTTCATCGATTCCTGTTGAATGTCTAGAATATATTCTTCGTCCATCAACTTTTGAATCTCCAACACTTACAAAACCTGTTTTTGAGAAATTACTGCATTTAACCATTTCAATACGACCGTCACCTAAATCTACAGGTCTACCATGTAACATTGCATCGTAATATATTGCCATTACATGATTCCTTGATTCGTCACGCCATATTCTTAAATAATATTCAGCACCTTCTTTAGTAAGATTCTTTGGGTTTTCCCGTATTAATCTAACCTGTTCTGATGTTAATTGTACGTTTTTATGTTTGTTATTTCTGTCTACTAATAATGTTTTATCTAAATCTGCCATATTATCTACCTCATCAATCTTGTCTTAAAATAAAAAATCAAAACTATTTTTCAAGTTCTGAAATAATTTTGTTCTTTTTCCAATATGCTTTAATTTCTAAATCTGGAAATTGTTTTGCAGCATAATCATTTAATTCATCCTTTGTCATGTCTTTAAAAACAATCTTTGATTTTACAACTTTAATTAATTTAACAGGTTTTAAAAGCGCTTCGTATGCTTTCTTATATCCTTTGTAAAGTTCTAAATTCTTAATAGTTCCGTGGTCATCAGGACCCCATGCATCCATTTTATTTTTATAATAAACAATGTCGGGCATCTTAATCATCACTCATTGGTTTCCATGTACTTGCGCCCGTACTATTTCTATATACGCTTGAAGTACCAGGAGTTGCATCAACTTTAACATATAAAGTTTCAATAGGAGCTGCATGTACTGGAGTTCCAACACCTACTTCCATATCGCCAACTTCTTTAGTTGCTGCTGGGCTTCCCCAATTACTATTTAATCCATTTTTACATCCAATGTTATATACCATAAATATCACCTATAATTATATTTGAAAATTAAAAAATAAAAAATAAAAAAAAGGACTAATGCCCTTAGGTTGTCGTGATTTCTGCAATAGCTTCCATTCTTAAATAACGAGTTGCAAATCTTTGACTTACAACAGCCTGAGTGGAATCTCGTTCAATAACTTCGCTAGTTTTTACAGTGATAGGTCTTTTATCGTAAATAACGAAAGCATGACGTCTATCAATTATGTAAGCAAGTTTATTACTTACAGCAGTAGAAACATAAACATTCATCTGGAAAATAGTACCAATTAATCTTTTAGTTGGATTCATTACACCAGATTTGTTTGCTTCAACGAAAGTATCGATGTTTCTTAAATCATTTGCAATTTCAACACCACAAATAAAATCAGTAGCTACATGATTATCTTCTTCTAAGTATTGCATTCCTGCAGTAATATCGCTTATTGGAAGAGTTGCATTTGAGTTTGCTACGTTGTGTGCAGTTGTATTAGCGGAAGCACCAGCATCTAAAGTTGCTATGATTAATGATTCTTCGTTTTCTGCAAGTTCTCTTGCTGCTTGGTCGATGTTATGACCGAATAGTTCGAAACCTGAATCTTCGCCAACTTCACTTGACATGTAAATTCTTACACCATATTTGTAAGGTACAAGTTCGAAGCTAGTGTATTCTTCAGCACTTACTGGGAATTCTGAACTTTCTGCTACTCTATCTACATACATAGTTCTACCAGCTACAACCATTGGAACTCTTAAAGAAAAACCAGGTCTTGGACCGTAAACTGCTGCTGCAAGTCCACGTAAAACAAGATTTCTTTGTACTTTAGGAATTAATTGATTTAATAACTGTGCTGGGATAGTATGAGATACTGTTGAAGTTCCTGCTGTAGAAGCTTCTGCGTTTTTCATATCTGTATTTAATATTGTATTTACCATTATTTTTCACCTATAAATTTAGTTTCCACAAAACATATTCTGGGGAAGTACTTGAACCTGTTAATGCTTTACCGATACATACGTCTGGCTCAGTAGTTGCGTTTCCGTCAACTTGTAATCCATTCACTGTAGCTTCTGCTGCTTGTACAGCACTACCAGCTTCAATGTTACCTGCGCCACCAGTTTCTGCTTTTGCTTGATGCATGAAAATTCCTTGCATTGCAACAGCGACTTGTGAAGTGTTACTTGCACTAGTACCTGCATCATTCATTGCTACACCGATAACTGATTTGTAACCAGTTGCGGAACATAAAATTGTTTTAACTTTAACGTCATCCCAAGAGTATGAACTTACATCAGCTGTAGTTTGAAAAACATCATTATTAGTTGGAGCATAAACTAAATCTCCTGCTGTAATTGCGGTTGTTGAGGATACATTCTTAGCTGTAACTGTATGTCCGTCAACCCCCATTATTAATCCATTTGCCATTTGTTTTCACCTATAAATTTAATTTCCAAAGTAGATACTCAGGAGAACCGCTTGTTCCAGTTAATGCTCTTCCTATACATACATCAGGTTCTGTTGTTGCATTGCCATCAACCATTAATCCGTTAACTGCATTCTCAGTAGCTTGTACTGCGCTTCCTGCTTCAATATTACCTGAACCAGTACCACCAACAGCTCTATGAAGGAATAAACCTCTCATTGCTACAGATACTTGTGAAGTATTACTTGCGCTTGTTCCAGCGTCATTAAGAGCTACTCCCATAGCTGTTTTATAACCTGAACTTGAACAAAGAATAGTTTTTACTTTAACATCGTCCCATGAATAAGAACTAACATTTGCAGTTGTTTGGAAAACGTCATTATTCTCAGGCGCATATACTATATCCCCTGCTGTTATAGCAGTAGTTGAAGATACGTTTTTTGCAGTAAATGTGTGACCATCTACACCTAACATTATTCCATTTGCCATTTACATTTCACCTATTTTTGAGGTTCGCCAACAACTTCACGAATCTCTTTATTGAATTGATTATATGCTTCAGTAGTCATTGTAACTCCTTCATTATCTTCTCGGATAATAGGTTTTACGATTTCTTCTTCTTCAATTATCACTTTTGCATCACCAGTTTCTACTGCTTCTACTATTGGAGTTTCAATTACTGGTTCTACTTTAGTTGCTTCTTCTAAAACTTTAAGACGAGCAGCCATTTCTTCCATAATTGTATTTGTTTTTTCAACTTTATCACTAGCTTGTTTTGCAACAAGTTCTTCGTAAAGCTGTTTAAAATTAGTTTCTTCTTCCATAACTTTATCACCATTAATTTTATTTTTATTATCTTCTTCGTCAGTCTCTTCGTTTATAATATTATGAGCATTAAAACATTCTTCCATTGCAACTTCTATTGTTGCAGATTTAACTCCAGGATGTGCTACTAAAGCTATATGATTTATCTCAGTACCTGAAAACCTATATACTTTCTCACCGTCTTCAACAGATTCATCAACACGAGCAAAAGTAGCTCCTATACTTGGGTCTACAAATTCGTCAGATACGCTTGATACAACATCAGGATATGTCATCGTATTACGTATTTTACCTTCATGACGTAAAATGCCATTTTCATATCTTAAAATGCCTTTCCCAACTATTTGTTCTGATTTCATGGTTTCTCCTTTCTTTGGATGATTCCATATATATTTGAATTCTCTACCATCATTTTCTTTTAAGTTTTCATCAGTATAAATTCTATTATTACGACTTTTACCAGCGACTAAAGCTACACCTTTAAGATTTAACCATCGGTCTTTATCATCAACACTTTCTGTGATTTCTGGTTTTGTAGTATTAAATTCAATATATTGATTTTCTAAATATGATTCTTTCATTCTTTTTTCACCATCTTGGTTTTATACGATTTTTAGTTTGAGTTTTTACAACTCTAGGATTTACAATTTCATAATCTAAATATTGGTCTTTACTTGTATTAATTTGGAAATTCCAATTCTTTTGTTCAATAAGTTGTCTGTCTAATGCATCAGTAAATACGCGGTCTTTACTTACGGAATTATTGACAGGGATAACATCATCACCATCATCATTATTCCAATATCTTAATTGTCCAGTTGCAGGATCACGAATCATTGGCATTATTTAGGAACTCCTTCTTTCTTTACTTTAGGTTGGTTTGCTTTTTGTCCGTCTTTATCGTCAACTTTAACACTTTGCATACTTTTAGGATTTCCGTCACGTTTTGTTGGGTCTGTATCAGCTTTACCAATTTTTGTTTCCTGAGATTCCATCATTGCCTTTTGAGGGTTTGCAAGTTCTTCAGATAATACTTCTTTGAATTTTGGTGGAAGTAAATCGTTAGCTTTTTGTGGACTTACAATACCTGCATTTTTCAATGCTACAACAATATCGAAATCCATTTGAGATTCTCGTTCTTCTACTTTACCCCATATTAATTTATCTTCTTCAGTACCGAGTTTTAATTTCTGGATTATCTTATCTTCAAATTGTAATGCTAAACTTCTTTGTTCAGATTTCACAAGTCTACCGAAAGCACGTAATTGTATTTCTGCACCTTTATCACCGACATCTAAGATGTTTAATAATACTGAAGGCACTAAACCACCAGTAAGGATTTGTTGATTTATATTCGCAAGGATTGGTTCTGTATCCATTCCTTTACCTTCAAAACCTAATACTGAAGGTTTTACAAGCCATGAATGTACGAATTCTGAATCATTACGTAAATTTTCAAGAGAATTTTTTATACTTGTAATATCATTTTCTGAAGGACTGAATGATTCATTACCCACAGAAATATCTATTATTGGATTTGCATATCGTTCTAAAGCGACAGCAATATTAGCTTCATTTTGTTCTTTCTGACGTAACGCTGTAAGCATTGAATGAATTCTACTTGTACCGTATTTATCGTTAAGACCAAGCACAACTCTTCTGAAAATAACTATGTTATCTATTGAAACCTTAGTTGTGAATTTTTTATCTTTACTTTTATCACCAGTTGTTCCCCATAAAACTTTTAATAATGAAAATCCAATATCTTCACCAGTTTGAGACCTATAAATAATAAAATTCTTACTTGGTAATATTTTTAATAATGGGAATTCTTTTGATGTCTGTTTTACAACTTCTACAGGTACAAACCCATATATTTGTTCAAGTCTTTCAACTTCTTCTAAGAATACTGAAAGATTGTTTTTATCTTTGAATTTCATTAGTTTTTCTTTAGTAGGTCCTTCAAAATAAAAGTCTTGAATTGTATGGATTACTACTTGTTCAATTTGAGATGTAATAATTGGAAAATTAAGGTATGCGCTTTTATACTGCGTCATAAGCCCTACATCAGGTTTATCATCGTTTGCTTTCTTACCCCAGAACGAATTAAAAGTATCGAAAACAACCCCATTACCTTCTTCTGTGATAGTTTTTTTAAATATATTAAAGAATCCCATAAATATACTTTTAACTTATTAATTTTTTAAACCTTTCGGTGTATTACAACAAAAAGTTTATTAAAACTAAGGATTTTAATATGTTTAGAATGATTAGACCGAATGTAGATAGTACCGTACTTTTAGATATTTTACCAGATAAAGTTCCTCTTTATTTGATTCTTCCAGTGTTTAATTTTTCTATCATAGAACAAGCTGATTCTATACAATTAATAACACCTAAAATAATATCTAAATTCTTTCTTAATATCTTAAAAGAACACACAATAATCAAAGCAATGTGTTTAGCAATAACGGATTGTCCAGTTATGGATACAGCTGTTGGATGTGGAGGGCTTGGATATTATCATTTCAGGTTATCAATGCAACAAGTTAAAATGTCCGTTAAAAACGATTGTATCGTGTTCTCAGGACCTAAACATTTAGTACAACGTAAGTTTTTCAGACCAAATAGATAATTTTATACCAAATCGATAAAAATGATAATAATGGATTTTATATTACCAAAAGATTTACAACAAGACTGGATTATTATTAATTCAGGATTAGAAGGTAATATCGGGAAAATACGTGTTGAACGTACAGATTTGAATAGTTCTTTTAAACCTGTAGATGTAATGTTTGAAAAGAGATTTAATACAGAGAAAGAATTTAAAGAAGAATTAAATAAACAAAGGGGTGATTGGAATTCATGCGTATCTATTGGTAAGCAGACCAGCAGGAGAGAATCCTACAGATTTTTACCGCAAATGTAATTCTAGAGAATATCCAATGTCTGGACGTACTCGTGATGGTGTTAATAAGCCATTAATTTGTAATTGGGAGATTAAAGATATACGGATGTATAAAGAAACACTACCACAATATCTCGCTGATATGGGTACATTAAACCCATCACAAATGTATAAATTTGGTAATAATAAGGAACATCATATCCCTACACTTATCGCATTATTATGTAAAATCATGAGAGGAATTACATTCGTTTTGTCAGCAGGAAGATTTGTTAATATCAAACTCCCATCAAAAGCTAACGAGATTAAATTTCATGGATTTACTTATGTTATATTTCTTTTCGCTGTGAAAGATCCTCATAAAAAAGATGGAGTTGAAATATTGTGATTATTAATTTTATTAAAAAACATATGAAAGAATATAGACAGTATTTGTATGTTAAAAAATGTTATAACAGAGGTAATGCACATCTTGGATGGATTAAAGTCACAATAGCTAAAATACCTGAATTCTTTCTTGGACTTGGTATTGTCGTGTATGAACGTATCAAAGGATTCCTTTCACAAATACCTATTTGGCTATACATAGTCATGGGATTAACATATATCATCGGAGAACTCGCACTTACACTTATTGTCGGACATATCGACCTTAAACATCGTCTTACTGATGAAGATGTGTCTTTAGATAATAAATATAATCCTGAAATACAACAATTATTACAACGAGGTAAATAAAAATGGTAACACAACATAAATATGATTTTAAACGTAACACTAACGGTAAATATGCAGCAGTAGAAACTTTAACAGATACAATGGAAGCATTAGACGTATCAAGTTATGGAACTAAATTAAATGATGAAATTGCTAATTTAAACGCTAAAATTGAAGAACTTAAAGTTGGAGTTAAAGCAAGACAAGATATGGTATTGAAAATAAAAAGTTATGCAAGACATATCGAACAAGATTTAGTAGCTTGGAAAAAAAGACAACAAAAGGAGATTAAAAATGCTTCTCGTACTAATTAGAAAAGTTATAAGTTCTGTTCTTGTAACATATTATGAATATAAACAAGAACAATTCATGGAAAAACTAAAACCTAAATTACAAAAAGAAAAATATACAATTACAGAAAATGATGCAGAAACATTTAATAAATTTCAATTTTATAAAACATTATTGAAAGCTGGACATTGGAATATTTATATGAGACAACGTAAAAATGATAAAATTAAAAAAAATCAGGCAAGATTATATCCCTTCAAAAGAAGAAATAATGGAAAATAAAAGAAAACGTATTATCGCTAAAGATAATCATACAGCGTTCTGGAAACATACATTAGAAGTCGGTTTATTCGATAAATATAAACTTGCAATGAAATTACGCGGAAAAGGGATTCCTGACTGGATGAACACATACGAAGATATGATTAAAAACCCCGAATATTATTTCGGGTATATCCCAAAACTAGGTGAAGATGATGAATGATGCAATTACAAATTTGAAAGAAGAAGGTGAAGTAAAATGAATGAACCAATGGACTTGAAAACATTTTATGATACATTCGGTAGAAAATATGATGATTGGAGAAAACATCCAAAACTACAAAGTTCTGAGTATTTTATTCATAATGTTATTGGATTTAAATCTATGACAAAAACACAACGTGGATGGTTACATCTATTCGAGAAATCAAAACGTGTCTCAATTATGTGTTTCAGGTCTGGTGGGAAGACTGAACTCGTTTTAAATTATATGGCGTATAAAATAGCATTAAACCCAGCATATCAAATTCTACTCGCATCATACAGTAAAGATATGGCGTTTATGCTTACATATCGTTTGAAAAACATATTTCAAGAAGTACCAATATTAACAGAATTAATGCCTTCAAATAAATCTACATTATGGTCACAATCAAGAATGGAATTCGTTAATAGAGCGTTAGTTGTAGCTACACCATATCTTAAATCAAGGTCAATGCATGTTGATTTAGTTTATCATGATGAGATTGGAGAATATACAAATCATCAGAAATGGAAAGATGCAACATTCCCTGTTGTACGTGCTAAAGATGGTGCTATTATTTGTACAGGTACGCCCACTGCGAAAACTGATTTATTACATAAATTAAAAGATAATGAAATGTGGACGTCTGGTAAATATCCAGCGTTATGGGATGATGAATCTGTCGAGAAAGAAACATTATGGACTGAAAGGTATCCTAAAATAATATGGCAAAATGTTAAGAAGGAAGTCGGTAATTTAACGTGGTCACGAGAATATATGCTTGTACCATTAGGAGCTGGAGACCAATTATTTCCTGAGACATTAATCGAGCAAGCATACGAACCTACTGTAAGATTCTCTTTCGATATTAAGAAAAGATTACAATACTTTATAGGGATTGATTTCGCATTATCTGCGGAAGTCGGTGCGGATTATACTGTGATTTGTATTCTTGAAAAACATATTTCAAGAAGTACCAATATTAACAGAATTAATGCCTTCAAATAAATCTACATTATGGTCACAATCAAGAATGGAAT